CTGAACCTTCAGCAAGTCACCGCCGAACAGTTGCAAGCACAGGTAAATGCCCGTAAAGTCAAAACGCAAGCGGCTGTTAAACAGCGCGAAGGGAAAAAGGGCGACCCATTTCGCACGAACCGCCGCCGCCGCTCGGGCCGTGGTGGCGGTTGGTTTAGCAAATAAGGCGTTGAAAAATGTCAACATTCCGTTCTGAAGCCGAAATTAATGCTGATTTAACTCTATGGTACGCAGCGCGCAGCGCCGCCGCTGCCGGAAAATCATTAACAATTTCAACAAGCGCGGGTTCGCGCACGGTCAGCCAACACGACCTTAACGACATTAACGAAACTATTTCTATTTTGCAGCGTGAATTGTTGGCGTGCCAGACCGCCAGCGGCGGCAAAGGGCTTCACAATTTCTCGGTTGCGAACTTCAATAATGACAGGGAAAACCGGCGATGATTTTAAACAAAGAAGCGCCTGCAAAACTTGTTAGCAGGCAAAGCGGCTTTGACAAATTTCTTTTACGCGTTGCGCCCCGAGTTGCCGCAAAACGCGAACAGTCCCGACTTCAATACGCTGCCAGCAAACGCGCGTATGAAGCAATAGAGTTAACCCGGTTGCGGCGTGAACGCAACGACGCGCGTTCAGCGGACCAAATAAATAATGTTTCCGTTGACCGTCTGCGATTTCAAGCGCGCAGCTTAGACGAAAACCATGACCTTGCAAGGTCTGTCTTGAACACGCTTGTCAGCAATATTGTCGGAACCGGGTTACTTACTTTTCCAATGGTCAAAGACCGCAACGGCGATTTGCTTGAAGACACCAACGCGCAATTAACTAAACTTTGGATTGACTGGTCTAAGCGCCCCGAAGTGACGCAAGAAAATAACTGGCAAAAGTGTCAGCAACTTGCGGTGCGTTCGTGGTTTCGTGACGGTGAAATTTTCACGCAGATGCTTCGCGGTGTTGTGGCTGACCTGAACCACGGCAGCGAAGTCATGTTTTCAATCGAACAAATGGAAGGTGATTTTTGCCCGCTTTTGTTTAACAATTCTAGCGACGGTATACGTCAGGGAATTCAAAAAAATATTTGGGGGCAACCGCAAAATTATTTTTTCTTTAAGGACTATCCGACTGAAGGGCCGGGTGATTCAATTTTTCTTGGCTTAACCGGGCAGTCAAGTTTTAGCGTTCATTTGACTGACCTGAATGAAATTAAAGCGGAAAACATTCTGCATTTAAAGCACGTTGACCGGGTTCGACAAACGCGCGGCGTGTCAGTATTCGCAAGTTTCTTTGCACGTCTTGACGACTTAAAAGAATATGAAGAAAGCGAACGGGTTGCCGCGCGTATTGGCGCAGCGTTTGCCTTCGCAATTACGAAAGCAATCGACACCCCCGGCGTGTTGCCTTCGACAACTGACGCGTTTCGGGAAATGGATTTAGCCCCCGGCATTATTGCAGACACACTGCAACCGGGCGAAAAAGTTGAAAGCCTGAAAAACGAACGGCCCGACAATAAGATTGAACAGTTTAGAAAGAACCAACTGAAGGCAGTCGCGGGCGGTGCCAATGCTGGTTATTCAGAAATTGCGCGTGACTTTGAAGGTTCGTATTCGTCGCAGCGTCAAGAACTGGTTTCAATGTCGCGCGTGTACCGTGCAATTCGTGGTGAATTCGTTAACGTTTATGCACAGCCAATTTGGCAGAACTTTGTTGCTGTCGCGTTCGCGCAAGGTTTGGTTAACATGCAGGGCGCGGACCCTTTGACAATGTTTGACGCGAAACACTTGGGGCTTGGCACGCCGTACATTGAACCGCAACGCGAAACCGAAGCGGCGATTAAACGCGTTCAAGGTGGGTTCACTTCGCGCACGCAGGAAATTCTTGAACGTGGTGACGACCCGCGCGAAGTGCAGCGCACAATTGAAAGGGAAAGGGAAAACGACAATGAAGCGGGTCTTATTTATAGCACTGATTTTGCTAATACTATGGTTGGTTCTGATAGCGGCCCCGGCGATAATTCAGGGAATGAAAATGATGTAACGCCGCCTGCCGACAACGACGACGCCGACAACGACGACGCTGACCGGAATGTTGAAGTCGTGATTGATTATGAAATTGGGTCTGTGTATCGACTGGATAATTTGGGGCTGCATGTTTACACGGTTGACGGCTTTCAACCTTATAGCGGGCGGGTTGTAAATGAAGGGTGAAAAAATAAAAGTTGAAAAGGTTGGCACAGTTCCCGGCAGTGCGCGCGAACTTACGCTTAACGACGAATTTGTTAATGAAATAAAAGAACATCTTGAAGGCGTGCCCGAGTTAGTTGGGCCGCGCGGGCGGCGTGGCGAAGGTGGCGAACAGGGGCGGCGCGGTCGCCGTGGCCTTAAAGGCGAAACGGGTGAAACGGGCGACCACGGGGTTGACGGCAGAGCGGGCGACGACGGCGAAGTTGGTTTAACAGGGCGGCAAGGCGAAGTTGGGCCGCAAGGCGTGAAAGGCGACAAGGGCGACAAGGGCGACAAGGGCGACGACGGCGACGGCCTGAAGGGTGACAAGGGCGACAAAGGCGAACAGGGCCGCACTGGCCCCGCTGGCGGTCGTGGCGGTGCGGGCAAAAGTGCGAACCCCGGCTTCAGTGAAATTGTTTTAAACGGCACCAACCTTGAATTCAATCGTAATAAGGCAGGCCCGCTTGGCCCTGACATAACTGTTGATTTGTCGTCGTTAATGACGCCGACGTTTCAAGGTCTAGGTGCGTGGCGTTTTCGAACTGAAATTACTGCGCCCCCTGCAAGCGGGCAATTGCGTTTTGACAATGCCGACCCGACACTTGCAACTGAACTTTATTTACACGACCTTAACGCAGACGGCGCAGACCTTTCTAATTTTCTTGGGTTAATCGACGTTGGTGACGTGCTTTATTTTCAGGATGAAGCCGACGCGTCTAAATTTATTACTGTTGAAATTGGTTCGACAACTGACAGCGGCGTTTATTTTACGTTTGGAATTGCGACGGTAGTACAACAAGGCAGCGCGTTTGCGCAAAACACACGCACAAGGGTTGTTGCAATTATTGCAGGCGGCGGCGGTGTGTCGCTTGCCAACAATGCTGTGCAGGCACGGCGCACGACTAATTTAACTTTAACAACTGCATTTGTTGATGTGACGCTTGATGCAACTGACATTGAGACTGACGACGCGGCTATTGAACACGACGCGGTTACTGACCGGATTGTTGCAAAGCTGGCGGGCACTTACGAAATTTTTTACCAGTACAACGTGCAAACAGTGACCGGCGTAAATTCGGGAATATTGGCAACCGGCAGGGTTCGTTTAAATGATGCTGGCACGGGCATACCCGGGTCACTTGCTGAAGTTTCTGCGCAACGTGAACACGGCGACCCCCAACACCGCCATGTTGCTTGCAAGTTTATTGTCACTTTAGCGGCCAACGACTTCGTTACGCTGCAAGCGCAGAAAACCGATATTAAAGCATTGGAAGCATATTTTATTAATGAAACTTCACTGCAAGTAACAAGGTTAATTTAATGGCGAAAGTAGTCGTAACAAATGCACATGACTGGCGCAAGATTGCAGACCTTGCAGGCGGCGACCCGGCGTTAATAATGTTCGCCCCGGCAACAAGTGAACTTGAAGTTGCAGACGTGACGCAGGCGGCGCTTGACACGGCGTTTGCAACGTATACCGGCGACCAAGCAAACATTGACGCGGCAACCGCAGCGGCGCGCGAAGCGACTGACAAAGAGGGTGCGAAGCGCGATTTCGACACGCAAAAGGTGTTGATTGCCTTTGCAAAATTGCTAATTAAAGAATTAAACGAACTGCGGTCACAACACGGGCTGAATGACAGAACCTTTGCGCAACTGCGCAATGCACTGCGCAATGAAATTGACACAGGCTAGTTAACAGAATTACAATGCGACCCCTGAGCGATTGAGCGAATTCAGGGTTAAGAAAATTTTTGTGAGGGTTGGAGAATGAAAAGCAAGCGGCAGCGAATCGAAGGTATGCTTTACCGGGAAATTCAGTTCAGAACTGACGGCGTTATTGACGAAGACGAACGCCGGGTTAAAATTTCAATTTCTTCAGAAACGCCCATAGTTCGCCGCAGCTTTTTCAGTGACCCTTGGATTGAAACGCTAGGGCACAAACGCGGCGAACCCAATCTTGCGCGCTTCCAAAGTGGCGGCGCAAGCGTTCACTATAATCATTCCCGCCAGCGCGCCGACCGTATTGGCGTCGTTGAGTCTGTCAAGCTTGTCACTATTAAAGACGGCACGCGCGCAGACGGCGACCAAAAAATGCGCCGCCTTGAAGGTGTTGTTCGAATTTCAAAACGTGAAGACGTTGACGACCTTTGGCAAGACATTCGTGACGGCGTGTTAAGAAATATTTCCGTTGGTTATACAGTTGACGAACGGAAGTTGACCCGCGAAAGCGGAACGGGCGAACCTGACGAATTCAGAATTACGTCATGGACACCAATGGAAGTTAGCTTTGTGGACATCCCTGCCGACCCTTCAGTTGGCGTTGGTCGCAACGAACAAGGCGAAATGGCATACCGTGTAATTGACATTGAACCTGAAAAGGAAATAAACCAAATGAAATTTCGATACGACGACAACGGCAATCCGCTTGCGGACACGCCCGAAACCCGCGCCGCAATTTTAGCTGGCACTGCGACGACAAAAGACGGTAGCCCTTATGTGCTGTCTGACGAAGCACGCGCCTTGCTAACTGTTGCGCCCGCTGCCCCGGCAGCAACACCCGCCCCGGTTGCAACAACCGACGTTGACGCAGCACGCGCCACGGCGAAAACCGAAGGACATGCCGAAGGCGTTACGGCAGAACAAACACGCGTTAAAGATATTAACGCAATCTTTCAACCTTTCGGAGATACGCACGAAACCGTTCGTGCCGCTGCGGTTGCAGACCCGAATCAAACTGTCGAAGACGTGCGGCAAAAACTGTTAACTGAACTTGGCAAAGATGCAACGCCCGGGCAGTCAACCGACGCGCTGCGTATTCAGTCAGGCGAAGACGGCGTACAAAAGTTTGTTCGTGGTGCTGGCCTTGCGCTGGAACTGCGCGCGGGTACGATAAGCGACGAAGACCGCAAAGGCTTTGACAATAGCTTTGGCGGGTTTTCGCTTGTTGAACTTGCACGACACGCGTTGTCGTTTGAGAACATCAACACTTCTCAAATGTCGCGCATGGAACTTGTCGGGCGTGCGTTCACTTCGTCAGACTTCCCGCTTATTCTTGCGAATCAGGCAAACAAGTCAATGCTGAAAGGTTACGACGAAGCGCCGGAAACGTGGAATATTTGGGCGCAGACTGGCAACCTGACTGACTTCAAAGTTGCAAGTCGTGTGAACCTGTCAACGTTTAACGATCTTGACGAAGTTAGCGAAGACGGCGAATACAAGTATGGTCAGTTCAGCGAGAACGGCGAAACGATTCAGCTTGCGACTTTCGGCAAACTGTTTGCGATTTCGCGGCAAGCGATTATCAATGACGACTTGGGAATGTTTACAAGAATTCCGTCGTCAATGGGTCGCGCCGCAAGTCGCACTGTAGGCAATATTGCTTACGGCGTAATCACGTCGAACCCGTTAATGGCTGACGGTCTTGCGCTGTTCGCCGGTACGGCAATCGGAACTGACCACGGCAACTTGAACCTTGGCGGCGTTGCACTGCCGACAATTACAAGTGTTGGCTTGATGCGTCAAGGCATGGCGCGACAAACTGACAGCGCCGCGAACGCAGTCGGGCTTAACATTCGGCCCGCGTTTCTGATTGTACCGCTGTCGCTTGAAGACCAAGCGAACGTTCTGATTTCGTCAGAGTTCGACCCTTCAGACGCGACCGGCAACAACCGCGCGCCGAACCCGGCACGCAACACGTTGGAAGTTGTCAGCGACGCACGACTTGACGCCGACAGTTCAACGCGTTGGTACGAGTCGGCAAGTCAACAGTTCGACACGATTGAAGTTGCGTTTCTTGACGGCAATCAGGCCCCAACCCTTGAGCAACAAGCGGGTTGGGCAATCGACGGTACGGAATTCAAGGTGCGGATTGATGTTGCTGCCGCGCCAATGGACTTCCGCACATGGCAGCGTAACGACGGCGCATAAGTAGTCGTCAAACAGGGTTGCGCGGTGTCCTGCCGCGCAACTGCTTTCAACCCAAGAACCAATTGAATAGAGGGTAAGAAAATGCGAAACAGGATACAAAATGGTAAAAGCGTTAACGTCTTGCTTGCCGCAGACATTAGCAGTGGTGACGCGCTGCAAATTGGCGACTTGCTTGGCGTTGCTTCGGTTGACGGCCTAAGTGGCGAAACAATTGCGTTTCGCATTACTGAGGTTTACGAATTGCCAAAGGTGACGGCGAACGTCATTGCACAGGGCGATTCTGTTAATTGGGATGCGTCGCTAGGTACGGCAGGCGAAGTGACCAGTTCAGCGACCGCAGCGGCAGGCGACGTGACAGGCTTTGGCACTGCACACGAAGCGGCAGACGGCACAACGTCGGTAATCAACGTGCGGCTTGCGCCGGGGGTTGGTGTCGGTTCTTAAACCATGCCTGACTTTGATACGGCAGACGCGTCGATTATTCAGACGTTTGGCGAAGACGTAACGTACACGCCAGACGGCGGCGCGCCTGTCGTTATCAAAGGTTTTTTTCAAAACCCTGACGAAAGACCAGACACTTTTGACGTTGAATTTGAAGGCAATGACCCGCAAATAACGACGTTATCAAGCGACACCCCCGACCCAACGCAGCAAGACACGTTTTTAATTCGCACAATTTTATATAACGTTAAACAAGTCGAAATTGATGAAAGTGTTCTGCGCGTTTTCCTACTGTTAGAGGCTTAAACAAATGTCAAAGACATACATGCAGAAAGAAGACAAGAACGGCCAACGAAGCGGCGATATTGTTTGCATTTCGCTTTCCGATTGGGCCAAGCATCGCACAAGCGGTTATGCTTTTGTTGAAACCGACGAAGACGGCAACACGCCCCAACAACAGTTTGTTGCGCAAACTTCAGGCGGCGTTACGCCCCGTGCCAAAAAAGACGACAACGGCGGCGGCGGTGACGAAGGCGTTTCAATGGACAACACGAAAGACGAAATTGTTGCGTACCTTGAAGCCAACGGTATTGAATACGCTTCGAATTTGAACAAGGCAGAGTTGCTTGACCTGATTGATTAAATGACAACGTTGTTCGAACAGGCTGTTGTGGCAATGGAAGCAAACATTGCCGCAGACTTAACCGTTATTGCGGACGGCGCAACTGTCACGCGCGCACGAACTGGCCCGTGGCAGGGTGCCGACTTGCCCGCGTATGTTTTGACATACGGGCCAGACACGCCGCTTGGCGACCTTGGCCCCGACAACGTTCGTTTTATTGATTGGGAATTTATCGTGTTCGTGGATTATTACGACAAGCTGACGACCACGGCACTTGATTCGGTTTTGCAGGCTGCACGCGCGAACATTCACCGCGCCTTAATGGCAGACGTGACGCAAGGCGTTAATTTTATTTTAACAACTATACCGCAGGGCGCAGACGAACCGTTGCTTGATGATTCGATTGAACAGAAAACAATTGCATACCGTACCAATTGGGCTATTCGACTGCGCACGGATATTGAAGACATTGAAACAATTTAAAGGAACTTTGCCATGACAAATAAAAAAGGCGTTGCCAAGAAAAAGAAAGAAGGCGTTGCACTGAAAACCAACGTTGGCGGCAGTCGTACCGTTGACAAAGACGGCAGAGTTTCGAAGACTGTAAAGAAAAAAAAGGCCAAACCAAAATCGAAAGACACAACTGAAAAGGACAAAGACAATGGGACTAACTAACCGCGAAGTAATACTTGCAGAGATTGAAGTAAGTTACGGCGTTGACCCTATACCAGTCGAAGCAACCAACGCGATTTTGGTTGAAAATATCGGTTGGTCTAATGAAGGGTTGCGCATGAATGAACGGCCCGCAGTGCGGCAGAATATCGGCATGTTGCAGATGGTATTCGGCGGCACGCTGCGCGCAATGACGTTTGACGTTGAACTGAAAGGCGGCGGCGGCGCAGTCGATTTGCCCCCGGAATTCGGCCCGTTGTTGCGTGCTTGCGGTTTTGGCGAAACGATAAACGTTGCGGCTGACGTGCAGTATGCGCCAGTTTCAACCGGCCACGAAAGCATAACCATTTATTATTTTGCAGACGGCGTGCAACATATTTTGGTTGGATGCGTCGGAAATGTTTCGTTTAACCTTGAAGCTGGCGCACTTGGCAAAATGTCGTTTACGTTTACCGGGCATTTGGTAAGCGTGCTTGATGTTGCACTGCCGTTAGTGCCGATTTATCAAGGCAACGTGCCGCCCGCTTTAATCAGTGTGCCGTTTACAATTGACGGTTTCGGCGCAATCATAAATGCCTTAACGTTCGACTTGTCAAACACGGTTGCAACGCCGCCAGACATTTCGGCAAGTGACGGTTATTCGCAAGTGCGAATTACGCAACGCGACGTGCAAGGTAGTTATGACCCTGAAGCCGAACTGATTGCGGTTGACGACCCGTTTACAGACTTGGCCGCAGGCACCCCGCTTGTTGTCACGTCGGGCGTAATCGGTTCTGTGCTTGGCAACCGCGTGCAATTCGATATGCCGGTTGCATACGTCAAGGACATTTCACCCGGCGACAGGGACGGCATAAGAACCTATGACATTCCGCTTGGGTTTGCGGAAAGTACAGGTGACGACGAAGTTAATTTAACTTTCACTTAAAAAAGCACGACAGCAAAAAGGGCGCACGACATGAGCATTACAGCACTGACCGGCCTTGTGCCGGAATGGTACACGCCGGATTCTGAAAAGGAAAAAGACGACGCGGCGCGGTTCAAAGTTAAACCGCTTGACTCAAAACAGATGGTTGAAATTCAAGCGTTTCATAAAGAAGGCGGCGGCATTTCACCCGAAGGGTTATACCGTTCAATGGAAATTTCAATTTTGGAATGGGAAAACGTTCTTGGCATAAATGATAAACCGTTGAAGTGTACGCGGCACAACGTTAAATCAATTCCGATTGAAATAATTGCAGAGGTTGGCGCGCACGCAATTGCAATTTCTTTTTTAAGTGAGGACGAAGAAAAAAACTGATTATCGCAGTTGAAGTGCAAGCCAACGCAAAGGCTTTCAACTGCGGTAAATGTGATTGTGACGAAAATTTTGATGTTGGGTTTGCAAAATGGTACATACCTGAAATTGATTTTAGCAGTTCAATTTGTTTGCGACAGTTGGTGACTGTTAGGAGTGTTCAATTATTAAGAATTTATAATCAATATCAGGTGCATATTTTGCCGCTGGCCGGGGGTTGGTTAGACCAACCGAATTTGTTCGTTAATGCAATGGAAACAATCGCAAATCACAAGGCACTAAGCGAAAGGAATAAATAAAAGTGGCAGACAGGACTTGGACAGGGCGACTGCTGTTAAGGGGCGAAGACCGGGGCATTTCCAAGTCTGCGCAGAAAGTCGAAACCGCCATTGGCGGGGTTACCGCAAAGTTAAAACAATTTGGTGCGCTCGCTGCGGCAGCGGGGGCGGTTGCGGTGTTCGCCGGTTCAATCGTCAAGATAAAACAATTTGAAAAATCAATTTCTGATTTGGCCGCAATCACTGGCGCAGCGGGAAAAGACCTAGAATTTTTAACTGAAGCTTCAAAAGAGATTGGGCGCACAACGACGTTGACAGCTTCACAGGCCGCTGAAGCGTTCAAGCTTATCGCCAGTGCCAAACCTGACTTACTTGGTAACGTTGTCGCCCTTGAAGCAACGACACGCGCGGCTGTCACCCTAGCTGAAGCCGCTGGCATTGGACTGCCTGAAGCGGCAATCGCCCTTGGTGAATCATTAAACCAATTTGGCGAAGGTGCTGACAGCGCGGCCAAGTTCATAAATATACTTGCAGCGGGCGCAAAATTTGGTTCGTCTGAAATAAACCAGAC